CTGCAATTTTGTCACAATCAAAGTTCTTTACAAAGAAGGACATGATTCCAACGACAATCCCAGTTCTTAATGTTGCATTGTCTGGAAGATTGGATGGTGGACTGACCCCTGGACTGACAATGTGGGCTGGTCCAAGCAAGCACTTCAAAACTGCATTTAGTTTGTTGATGGCTAAGGCATATCTTGACAAATACCAGGATGGTGTTGTGTTGTTTTACGACTCAGAGTTTGGTACACCGCAATCTTATTTCGATTCTTTTGGTATCGACAATGAGCGTGTGATCCATACACCAATCACTGATATTGAACAGTTGAAGTTTGACATTATGAAACAGCTGGACAGTGTTGAGCGTGATGAGCATGTAATTATCCTTATTGATTCTATCGGCAATCTTGCTTCAAAGAAAGAAGTTGAGGATGCCTTGGATGGTAAGGCAGTTGCTGATATGTCTAGAGCCAAGCAGTTAAAATCTTTGTTCCGTATGGTCACACCACATCTAACACTAAAAGATATCCCAATGGTAGTTGTGAATCATACGTATAAAGAAATTGGTATGTTCCCTAAGGATATTGTTGGTGGCGGTACTGGTTCTTATTACTCAGCTGATAACATCTTCATTCTTGGTCGTCAGCAAGAAAAAGAGGGAACTGAGCTGGTAGGTTACAATTTTATAATCAACGTAGAGAAATCGAGATATGTTAGAGAGAAATCAAAAATTCCTGTTACTGTTTCTTTTGATGGTGGCATTAGCCGTTGGTCTGGTTTACTTGATATTGCACTCGAATCTGGGCATGTTATTAAGCCATCCAATGGTTGGTATTCGCGTGTAGATGATGACGGTATTGAAGAGAAGAAGTATCGTCTCAAAGAAACTGACAACAAAGATTTCTGGTTGCCAATACTAAAGCAGAAGTCATTTATCACCTTTGTCAAGAACAAGTATCAAGTTGCCTCTGGAGAGATTCTCAAGGATGAGGATATTGCAGAAGAACTCGACAAGATTGACGAGGAAGAATATGGCGAAAACGTATAAACCATATGTTGTAATGCATCACAAAGAAGCAGGTATTGATGCGATAAAGTTGACAGAAGGTCCATTTGAAGGTATAATGTACACATATGGTGTTGTTAATTTTGAAGAAGATAATGAGAATGATACGTTGAAGATGAATTTTGAGTATGAGATTCTCGATTATGGCGGTAAAGGTTTAGGTAACAAAGAACCATTTGAGCAGTACATTGGAGATATCCTTCAGGATTTAATTCATGAAGGAATTGCGGAAAATAGTATAACTTACACAGGTGGAGTTGATGAGAATAGAGACAGCGATTCTGTCGAATCTGATAAACAATGAGGAATATTGTCGTAAGGTCGTACCGCATTTAAAGAAGTCTTATTTTGCAGATAGAAAAGAAGCAGCAATTGCTTCTTTATTAATTAAGTTTTTTGAACAGTATAACAAGCCAGCAAGTCCAGAAATTCTAGCCATTGAGATTGGCAACCTATCTGGATTCACGGACAAAGAAGTCCCAGAGATGCTGGAGTATGCCAAACAACTAACCACTGCTGAAGAGAATGAAGAGTGGCTAATTCAGAATACTGAGAAGTTCTGTAAGAACAGAGCAGTTTACAACGCCATTCTTGATTCGATCAAGATCATTGACGGTAAAGATCCAGCGCATACTCAAGACGCCATACCATCTATTCTTTCAGATGCGTTGGCAGTATCATTCGACAACCATGTAGGACACGACTACATAATTAATGCACCAGAACGATATGACTTCTATCACAAAGTCGAAGAGAAGGTTGCATTTGATCTTGACATGTTCAACAAGATCACTAAGGGTGGATTGAGCAAGAAAACATTGAACATTGTTTTGGCTGGTACTGGTGTTGGTAAATCATTGTTTATGTGTCATGTGGCAGCATCTACATTGATAGCAAACAAAAATGTATTATACATAACTATGGAGATGGCTGAAGAGCGTATCGCTGAACGTATTGATGCAAATCTTTTGAATCTGACCATGGATGAGTTGAAGGTTGTTGACCGAGATATCTTTGAGAGTAGGATTGATAAGATTAATAACAAGACGCAAGGTAAACTTATCGTCAAAGAATATCCAACGGCTAGTGCTCATGCGGGTCACTTCCGTGCCTTGCTCGAAGAGTTGAAGATGAAGCTGGAGTTTAAACCAGATATTATTATGATCGACTATCTGAATATTTGCGCCAGCCAGCGTATGAAAATGAATGCCAATGTAAACTCATATACATATATTAAGGCAATCGCTGAAGAGTTGCGTGGTCTGGCAGTTGAATATAATGTTCCAATTATATCTGCTACGCAGACAACAAGATCTGGTTACACAAACTCAGATCCAGGGTTGGAAGATACTTCTGAGTCGTTCGGTCTTCCAGCCACAGCTGACTTTATGATTGCCTTGGTGAGTAATGAAGAGTTGGAACAGCTGAATCAGATTATTGTTAAGCAGTTGAAAAATCGATACAGTGATCCAAATTATTACAAGAGATTCGTTATTGGGGTTGATCGTTCTAAGATGAAACTTTATGATGTTGAGACTTCTGCGCAAGTTGGATTATCTGATTCTGGGCAGAAGGAAATTGATAAACCAATATTTGATAAGAGTGATTTCGGTAAAAGAATGCAGACGGATTCTTTTAGTGGGTTCAAGTTTTAAGGAGAGAAGATGAAAGTTATTGTCGCTGATAAAAAAATTGATTGCGAACATTTACTTGGGCAGTTTCTTGATGAGAGTCATTACGATACTTTGATCGAAGAAGATGCAGATGTATACATGCCACACATCCCAGGACAAGCAGAATCATTATCAGAAGAAAGAGTAATCCTTAAGTTTCGTAAGAATTACTTTACGCAAGAACAACAGAACGCAGCTTATGCTGGGTTAAGAGAAGCAGCAACTGAAACTCAGAATCGTGGACTTGCTGCTGGACCACGTGCTGACAAACTTGGTAATCGCGAATGGGTAACTGAGTATCAATATGACATTGTAGATCATTTTCTAAAGCCATCAGAAAATCTTTTCGGTGAAGATCCAGTTGAAGAGATTAAGAAAAAATATAAAGACAAGAAAGATGTTGTTTCTAATCGTGCACGAGTTTGGTCGATCGAAAGAGTCAAGCAGGAAAATTTTGAGTTTGATTCATGGGTAGAAAAAGTCAGGAAAATGAGTAAGGATGATGCTAAAAAATCTGCAGAGCTTGTTGCAGACAAACTAATCTGCCAAACTACCTATGCGAATTCAGTTAACTCAGGCATTGCTGGATGGTTTGATCGTTATCCAAGAATCCCATACGGAAGAGCTACATCTTACACCAGAGATAACTTCGATAAGTTTAAAATGTCATATCCGTTTCTTCAGTCCTTGGCTAAGGGATTCAAGGAACTTATGCCATGGAGATATGGTAATCAAATGGAAGCTGCCAGTAAAATTGATTCTAGATACTTGGTGCCAGAAACTCCGTTCACCACTGTGACAGTTAACAAGACATTCAGAACAGCAGCCCATCGAGATGCTGGTGATTTAAACTCTGGCTTATCGAATCTGTTAACTCTTACAAATAATGGTAACTATACAGGTGCTTATCTTGTTGCGCCAGAGTACAGAGTCGCAGTGAATGTTAGACCAGGTGATCTGTTATTAATCAATAACCATGAGGTTATGCATGGTAACACTGAGATCATTTGTCATGATGACATAGCTGAGAGGATTAGTTTGGTGGTTTACTTCCGTGAGAAAATGCTGGAACTTGGAAGCAAAGAGTATGAGGATACTAGGTTTGACTTTGTTGAAACCCGCAGACTTAACAAGGATCACCCAGAATGGCGTCCACTTTGGAATGGTGTTACCCAGGGAATGTGGACAAGTGACGAGTGGTATAACTACTGTGAATCCAAGCTGGGCAAATCTGAACTATTGAAGTATCACCCTGAAGCAGACAAAACTACACTTGAGGAGTTTTTCGCATGAGCATTGAAATTATTATTCCGACACTTGGACGTTGTGACAATCAAATAACTTTGAGTAGCATTCCAGCAAAACACCATCAAATAGTTACCTTGGTTGTTCAGGAACATGAATATGATTACATGAAAAATAAGTATACTTCTTGTAATGTTTGGAAACTACCTTCTGGTACCAGAGGTATTGCTCTTACGCGTAAACATATAGGAGCAAACTGGAAAGGTAAACGCATTTTTGTTATGGACGATGATCTGAAGTTTGTAACTATTGACTCTGAACTAAAGGGAAAGAATACAACAGAATCTGAGTTTGATGATATGCTGTTGCAGATCGAGAACTTTATGGACGAGGGTTATGTTCATGGAGGACTTTCCACTCACAATACTCCACCGCAGGAAAAGCCACATTCATTTAACACCCGTGTTTATACCAATGTTTTCTATTCTGAAAAGTTTGACTCAGACTCTATTGACTGGGGAGAACAGTATGTTTTAATGCCAGAGGATTTCTATGTAACATTACAGCTGCTGACAACTGGCTATCAGAATGTCGTGTTCAACCACTACAGAGTTAACCCATCTGCCACGAACACCAAAGGCGGATGCGAAACTTATAGAACTATCGAAAACCACAATAGAGGGCAAGAAATACTTGCCGAGAAGTTTCCCGACTTCGTTGAGGTTTACGATAAAGAACAGACCAGTGGTCCATGGAAAGGTATGAAGAAAAAGGCATTAAAAATTAGATGGAAGGAAGCGTATATGTCTAGCCAAAAGAATACGCTGGATGAGTTCTTCGGATAATTTCGCATTGTAAAATCTACCAGAAAACGGGTAGACCCTAAATAATTGTAGGTATTGCCTTTTAATTGTTTTCGGGGTATAATAGTTGTATGAGATTCCTAGAAACGCTAGACTACGACTGGATAGAGATGCTCAATTTTCATGAGCGTCCATTCAGAGCTAAGTTCATTCCTGCAAAAGTATGGAACGACCTGGATAAGTATCGTAACGATTCCAGGGGGTTGATCAACTACTTTAAGAAATGGCGAACCAAGATTGAGTTCCGCCAGGAGAAATCCAAAGCCAAGTGTTATCTAACCTACGTCGGGATAGGTGGCGAGTATGATCCAGAGCCACGTCAGATCGGCATCCATATCTACACGGATTACTACGATAGATTCCCCTTCACAGAAATCACCTGGGATAAATTCAAATATAGACTGATACAGATTCAGATGCATGAGCTGATTCACTTCATGCAGTTTGATCGCAGGGATGGAGAATGGTCAGGTTATGTTCTCCCATACAAAACAGTCAAGCAAAGAAGAAAGAATGAAGAGAGAAAGTATCTCTCAGAGTTTGACGAGATCCAAGCATATGCTCATTGCATATTCTTTGACTACCGCAACAACAAACCAAATATTCCAACAGAGGTTTTAATCTCCCGATCCAACAAGTCCAAGGCAGATTCCAAGAACATGAATTATGTCTTGCGCACTTTCAACTACGACTATCGAAACAACCACGCTATCCCAAAGATCATGCAGCAGGTGATGAAATGGGAACGCAAGTATAAGAAACAAGTTCGTCTGTCACGCAAGCATAAATAATTATTCATTAATTAGCGAAATAAAAATAATGGCTGGTAAACTAAACGAAGGTGATGTCATCGAAGGTATTTTTACCATCGGTCTTGCTTTGTATATTGCAGATGGTAAGGTTGACAAAACTAAATTAAACAAAATAAGAACTCAGATTGATACTAAGTTATTCAATACTGGTCGTTTTAAAATGACTGTTGCAACTGGTATTACACGAAGTAAAGGTAACAGACCACCAGACATTTTTAATGTGGGGTTTGAGATGCGTTTAAAACCAGAATCTGTTGGTGGTGCATTTGGAAAAGACTATGATCAGGTTTACTACAAGTCGTCTAAAGATATCGGAAATATTGATAAAAAAATTGATCAATTGATTAAAGCAATTGATTATGGTTCTTTTAGTAGAAGAGTGAATACGATAACTAATCAATTCTTAGATAATAATGTCGGCGAAGTAGTAGATTTTACTGTTATTGCAGATGGAATTGCTGGTGAGTCAAGTGGCGGAGCAATTAAAGGTGATGTGTCTTTAGAAG